TATAGTGATGTTGACATTACGGGAAACACATCGTATACAGATGTTGACGTCGCTTAATTAGGAGACAATTTTTATGGCATCAACTTACACGGGTTTAGGGGTTCAATTAATGACTACTGGCGAAAAAGCCGGTACTTGGGGAACTCTTACTAATACAAACTGGAATATCATTGAACAGATTTCTAGTGGTTATATTGTTCAAACACTTAACGCTGCTGGTGCAGGAGCGAATACAACTACATTAGCTGTAAATGATGGCACAACAGGTGCTACTCTTGCAAACAGAGTTATTATTTTAGGAGCAGTATCTGCTGAAGCAATTACAGGAAATAAAATTGTAACCATCCCTCTGGATGTTGAAACTTTTTATATAATTAAAAACAGCACCTCAGGTGCTTACACCGTTCAATTTAAATATGTTAGTGGATCAGGCAACAGTGTTACATGGTCAACTACTGAGAAAGGTTATAAAATTTTATATGCAGCTGCGGACGATGCTACGAATCCAAACATTGTTGATATAGGAATGGCAACTCTTGCAGGCACAGAAACTTTAACAAACAAAACTTTAACTTCACCAATTATTGGCACCAGTATTTTAGATACAGGTTCCAATGAATTATTCAAATTAACCGCTACATCATCAGCAACCAATGAATTCACAGTAGCAAATGCTCCTAATAGTAGTGGTCCAACTCTTTCTTCTACAGGAAGTAGTGATAGTAATATTGACATTAATATTACTCCGGCAGGAACGGGGAATGTTAATTTATCAGCAGATGCAGTCCGGGTTGGTGACAACAATGCCAATGCAACGATTACTACCGATGGAACAGGAGACTTAATTTTAAACACAAACGCTGGAACTAATTCAGGAAATATTACAATTGCTGACGGAGCGAATGGTGATATTACTATTACTCCAGATGGCACAGGTGTAGCGAAAGCAGTTGATGGAGCCGATGCAACGGGTGCTATAAAAATTGCAGGAACAGAAACAATTTGGGTTCCAGCACAAGCGATGTTTGGTACAACAACCAACGGAGCGGATGCACAAGCAGTTGAAACAACAGCAACTAGACCTGAATTAAAAGTTCTAGATTTTGATGCAAGTACAAATGAATATGCACAGTTTTCTATTGCGATGCCAAAATCATGGAATTTAGGTACGGTAACCTGGCAAGCTTTTTGGAGTCCTTCAACAACCAACGGAGGAGACTGTATTTTTGGTCTTCAAGGTGTTGGATGTGCTAATGATGATACGGCTGATGTAGTTTTTGGAACAGCTACAGAAGTCACAGATACTGCCATTGGAACTGTAGAAGACGTACAAGTTACTTCTGCAAGTGGTGCAACAACCATTGCAGGGACGCCAGCCGATGACGATTTAACATTTTTTCAACTTTTCAGAAATGCAGCCGACGGTAGCGATACTTTCACTGGTGATGCAAGATTACTAGGAATTAAACTTTTCTTTACAACAGACGCTGCTAACGACGCATAGGAGCATTAAAACATGACACAATTTGGATATAGAACTCTAGGTTTTGGATCTGGTGGTGGACCAATATTTGACGGTTATTATTTAATTGTAGGCGGAGGCGGTGCTGGTGGTAATAACCAATATCATGGTGGTGGCGGTGGAGCTGGAGGTATGAGATCAAATTATGGTGGCACAGCAATCGGTTTAAGGCCAGGAGCAGTTTATACTGTTAGTGTGGGTGCTGGCGGAACAATTCCTAGTCCAGGTGGCCAAGGTATTAATAATTCTGGAGAAGCTAGTTCTATAGTTGGTTTAGGAGTGAGTCTTACATCAACAGGTGGTGGATTTGGTGGATGTAATTATCGTTTAGCTGGTGGTTCTGGTGATCCAGGTGCTACGAGAGATGGCGGTGACGGAGGATCAGGTGGTGGTGCTGGTGCAGGAGGCGATGGAATAGGTGCTGCTGGCGCTGGAAATACTCCAAGCACAGATCCCTCACAAGGTGAGGATGGAGGCGCAAGAACCGATACATCAACCGCAGGTGATCCTGGCTGTGGAGGCGGAGGAAAAGGTGAAGCAGTAGGTGATGATGTTGGTAATGGTGGAGATGGAGAAGCTAACGATATAACAGGATCATCAGTCACTTATGCAGGTGGCGGAGGTGGTTCACGATACCCAACAGGAAGTACGACAGGTGGATCTGGCGGAGGTGGAGCTGGTTCGAGTAGTGATGGTTCGCCAGGAACAGATGGTCTTGGTGGAGGCGGAGGCGGCTCAGAAAGAAATGGTTCTTCGGCAAATGGTGTAGGCGGAGATGGAGTAGTTATTATTAGATTAGCAACTGACGATTATACAGGAACTACAACGGGTTCTCCAACAGTCACAACAGATGGCTCTGATACAATTATGAAATGGACTGGTGACGGGACCTACACAGCATAATGAGATATTTCGCAAAAATAGGTCTAAATAATAAAGTCATGGGGGTTCATGTTGTTCATGAAAACGAATTAAAAGATAGTGCAGGTGTTGAACAGGAAAGTTTAGGCATTGAATTTTTAACTAATATACATAAGTATCCTAATTGGGTTCAGTGTTGGAAAGATCATTCTAAAAGAAAACATATGGCAGGAGTGGCTATGACTTATGATGAAGATAAAGATGCTTTTATTCCTATACAAAATTACCCATCTTGGACATTAAACGAAGATACTTGTATTTGGGAAGCACCAGTTGCTTATCCTGATGATGGAAAATTTTATACGTGGAACGAAGAAACGACTAGCTGGGATGAATTAACTTAATCCTAAAGTAGCACCTATTCTTTAATCTATTGATTCCTACCACAATCTAGTATATTTCTAATACCCGAGACCCCGTAAAAAATTTTGGACTCATTTTTACTATGGTCCCAGAATTTATGGGATAACTGGATTTTCTATGCTACAAAAACTAGGTTTTGCACCGGGATTTAATAAACAAGTCACCTCAACAGGCGCTGAAGGTCAATGGACTGGAGGCGACTATGTTCGTTTTCGTTATGGTTCTCCTGAAAAAATAGGGGGATGGGACCAACTCGGCGAAGACAAACTAACCGGAGCGGGCAGAGCTCTACACCATTTTGATGATAACGCAGGCGTTAAGTTTGCTGCAATTGGTACGAACAGAATTTTATACGTATACTCAGGGGGTCAATACTACGACATTCATCCTATTCGAACAACGATAACCGGTTGTGACTTTACCAGTACGACTTCAGAGACGGCTGTCACAGTGACCTTTCCGAGTCCTCATGGATTATCAGCCGAAGACATTATTTTATTTGATGCTGTCAGTGGAGTTACGGCAATAGGCTCAACTTATACCGACGCTTCTTTCGAAGACATTAAATTCATGGTGACCTCTGCACCAAGTGCCACTACCATTACTATTACAATGGCGGCCGCAGAATCAGGAACCCAATTAAGCAATTCAGGAACCGCTTCAGGTTTATGTTATTATACCGTAGGACCTGCTCAACAAGTAGCCGGTTACGGATGGGGTACAGGAACCTATTCTGGAACAGCTTCAGGGCCAGCAACCACGACTTTGGCAACCAGCCTTGGGGACGATTCTACTACGGATGTGGTTTTAACGGACTCTAATTCTTTTCCCACTTCTGGAGAAATCAGAATTGGAACAGAAGACATTAGCTTTACAGCTAATGACACAGCGACCAATACTTTAAGTGGAGGAGCCCGTGCAGTTAATGGAACAACGAGGGCTGCCCATTCCAGCAGTGCTACAGTAACCAATATTTCTGACTACGTCGCCTGGGGTGAAGCATCCTCAGCCGATTATACGCTTGACCCGGGCTTGTGGATTCTGGATAACTATGGAACCAAACTCATAGCGCTTATTTATAATGGAGCTTGTTTTGAATGGGACGCAGCTGCAGGAAATGCAACTGAACAAAGAGCTACGGTCATGTCGAATGCACCGGCGGCTTCACGTCACGTACTTGTTTCCCCGACCGATCGACACTTAATTTTTTTCGGAACCACAACGACTACAACTGATTCAACGACTCAAAATGATATGTTTATCCGCTGGTCAGATCAGGAAAGTATTAACGATTCTACTTCTTATACCGTGACCGCTAACAATACCGCTGGTACACAGCGACTCGCGAACGGATCTAAAATTATGGGAGCTAAAAGAGGTCGAGACACCATTTATATCTGGACCGATACCGCTCTCTATCTCATGAGATTTGTAGGAGCTCCTTTTACTTTTGCTTTTGACCAGGCAGGCACGAACTGTGGACTCATCGGAAAGAATGCAGCCGTCGAAGTCGATGGAGCTGCTTTCTGGATGTCTGAAAACGGATTCTTTCAATACACAGGTCAACTACAAACGGTGCCGTGTCTTGTAGAAGACTATGTTTATGACGATTTAAATTCTACGCCACGGGACTTAATTAATTGTGGACTCAATAATTTATTTGGAGAAA